TCGCCGGCCTTGCTGGCCTCGGCGGCCGCCTCGGTCTCGTACCAGTCCGCCGTCCGCCGCCAGCGCGTGTCGTTGCCGCCCTCTACCCACTCGCCGCACGGGCTTAGGTGGCCGTAGTGGCAGAAGACGTGCGCGCCACTGTGGTCAAAGTGGACGTGTGCCCGGTAGAGCTTCTGTCGGGTCTCGCTCATGTCACCACCTCCGCTGCGATTCGCCCGCGATGCCGGTAGACGACCTGGCCCAGCCGGCCGAGGCCGGCGACGTACAGGTGGACGTACTGACCGACCGGCATTTCCAGCCGGCGTGGCCACAGGCCGCCACGCCGCTCGTAGGCCTGCCCGTCCAGCGGTCCACCGAGGAACTCAGCCCTCTCAAAAGGGGATGTCATCGCTCACCCCTCCCTGGCCGACGGCCTCCACCTTCGCGGCCGGCGTCCGCTTCGGCGTGCTCTTGATCGCCGCCGGCAGCGGGTCCGGCCCGCGGTGCCAGTTGTCGATCCGAATGAACTCCCGCCCCGTCTTGCCGACCCCCAGCACCGTGTCGACGGTGACGGCCTTGCCGTCGAGAACGTCGCAGTCCCAGTCCTCGCCGCGCACCGGAACCGGCTGCCGGGCGGCCCGGCAGATCGCCTCGATCAGCCCGCGGTACTGGGCCGGCACGATGGCCTCGACCGGCCGATAGCCGGCGATGGTCACCTCGACGACCAAGCTGGTGCCGCTCTTGTTCGTGTCGCTCACCTTGAACTTCAGGTCCTTCCACTGGACCTTCGTGATCTCGCCGGTATGGGTGCCGTCTGGCACCAGCGGCAGGTCGCTCGCCGGGGCCGCCGCTTGCCCGTCCTCGCTCCACCACTCGTCAAACCTCATGACTGCACCTCCGGCTTTGGGGGATGGCCGACCCGCACGATGCGGGTCTGGCCGTCGATCACGTCCTCGATCAGTTCCACAACGTGGCGGTACGACATGCCGCCCCGCTCGTAGGTCTCGCAGGCGTCCCGGATTCTCTCGACCGCCTTGGCCTGCTCGGCGATGAGGTCCGCACGCTGTCGCTCGTCCATCGTCATGCCGTCACCTCCTCGGGCTCAGGGGCAGCCTCAACGACCAGGCCCTTTGCCCGGGCGTACCCCACCGCCATCTGGACGTGACGGTCTTGGTAGCGCTTCAGCCCGTAGGTCCGACTTGGCGGTGACGCCCGCAGGGCGAGACGAACGTGGTAGGCCGATAGGCTCACGCCCAGCGTGTTCAGCAGGCCTTGGAACTCGCCCCACGTCATCCAGTCCCGGCGGCGCGTCATGTGACGCATCCGGTTAAACGTGCTATGCCACTCAGGCATCGGCCACCTCCCCGACCGGCTCGAGGTCGGCGTGGCGGGCGGCGATCGCGTCGGTCAGCCGCGACCACTCGTCGCCCGTAATCTTGTCCTCGCTGACCAGCTGGTCGATGCGGTCGCCGAACTTGCCGAGCTGCTTGACCGTGGTGGCGGCCTCAATGTGGCCGCGGATCGTGTCGGCCAGGCTCTGGACCTTGAACACCTGATCCAGCTGGCCAATGTCCATGGGCATTTCGGCCGGCAGGCCGAATCTGTTCTTGGCGTCCCAGGCTGCCGTCCGCTCGGCGTACATGATCCGCTCTTTGCCACCGCGGCCCTTTTTGCGGCCGTCGCCGCCCTCGACGATCCGGGTCTTGTAGTTGGCGAACAGGATCAGGTCGGCCCACTCCTTCACGATCGCGTTGACCTTTTTCGACAGCTTGATTTCGTAGCGGTCGTAGCCCTCGTCCATGTCCGGGGGCGTGCACCGCTTGACCTCGCTGTGTCCCACAAGCACGACGTGCAGCCCTTTGGAAATCAGTCCATCGGCGGCGTTGATCAGCGGCTGGAAGCCCTCGGCCACCACGCCAAAACTGCGCCCGTACGGCAGATCGTCCACCGGCTTGCCGAGCTTGGCCGACAGGTGCTCACGCAGCAGCGTCTCCGCCCAGTCGATCGAATCGATGACCACGGTTTTGAACCCCTGCGGGTCGCCAGCCAGGTCGAGCATCGCCGACAGCAGCTCCAGCCACTTGGTGACCCGCACCCGCGCACAGTCAATCCGCTTGCTTCCGTCCTCGGTGTCGAGGATCAGCGGGGCCGGGAACTGGCTGGCCAGCGTCGTCTTGCCGATGCCCTCCACCCCGTGAATCACCGCTCCGACAGGCGATGCCTGGATGCCTCGTTCAATCTTCAGCGCCATCGTGGTTGCTCCTTTGGTTCCAATCCTGAAAACAGATGTCCCGCCAAATCTCGTCCCGATAGATGTCGACGTGATCCGGTGCCTTGAACCCCAGCCGCACCTTGTCGCCGACGATCTCGACGACCACGACCTCGATACGCTGGCCCGGGATCACGACCGACTCGTTTGTCTTCCGTGACAAAATCAGCACGTCACCTCCTAAACTCCGGCCGGCTGCGATCCCTCGCCGCCGACCGGCAAGCCAATCCGTCAGACCCCGGGCGATCCGTCGCCCGGTCGGGGTCCGTCCCCCTTGATGAACAGCGACTCGCCGCGCTCCGCCCGGCGGGCCATCTCGTCAACCTTTTCCTGGCTGCCCGGTGCCGCTTGGGTCGGCGGGGCTGCGTCGATCCGTGCCTGGATCTCGTCCCGCACCGCCACCAGCTCGTCCACCGTGACCGTGATGCAGTCGTACAGCAGCGTCTGGTCACCGCGGGCCGCACGGGCCGCGTAGGTCTCGCCAGCGTTGGACTGGCCGCCCGCTTTCGACGGGTCGCCGTAGAGCCGCACGATGGCGCACAGGTGGGCGTGGCAGCGGGCCACGCGGTGTAACCAGTCTCTCAGCGTGAGAGGTGTTCCAGGATCGAGACGGGTACGACGGCCGGCGTCCACCTTCCGGCGCGACAGACCTGCCTTTGCTGCCGCTCGGTTTCCGACCATCCGAGCTGGATCTGCTCGCAGGCCGCGCTGATTTCGTCCGGTCCGGGATCGGTCCGAGGCTTGTGGTCTAGGGACCAGATCTGCCGTATGCGGCGCGAGATCTGCGAGATAGTCAATCCGCAGGCCGACGCGATCCGCTCGAGCGAGTAGCCTTGCCGCCTCCACGCCCTGATCTGCAAGTCCGTCACCGTGACCTTCATTCCGTCGCCCTCCTATGGCTGGCGAGGCGGCCCCGGTCGCTCCGCGTCCTGCGGTAGCCATGGCGTATCCCTCGCCCTGGTCCTTGTCGCCCCAGCCGGTCCGTCCGTGCCGGGGCGGTGGCGTCCGTTTGTGGACGTCACGGGCGAGAGATTACGCAGACGCAATAACTGCGTCAACACCAGTTATTACGCGGGCGAAATAGCCGAAAATGGGCTATCTGGCGAGGCGGTCGATTTTTACGCCGAGCACTTCGGCTAACGCCTTGATCGTCTCCAGTTTTGGAGACTTAATCCTGCCCGTGCAGATCCGGTTCAGGGTCGGGTGAGTGATGCCAGCAGCTGTAGCCAACTCATCAATATGCAGTCCGCGGGCGTCCGCCAACTGCTCAATCCGTTCACCCAAGGCGCACCGCTTTAATACGCGAGGCTTGCCGCCTGCGTGTCTAGTTGTTGCCATCTTCGGTGCCTCGTCGTGTCATCGAAGTTTGTCGAGCGGCACGCCAAGCACGTCCGCCATTCGGCCAGCGGTCTCTAATCGAGGCCGCGCTTTGCCCATCAGGAACTGCCACAGCGAGACCGGCGAAATGCCAACCCGTTCGGCCAACTCGCGGCGGGTCAGGCCGCGCTGTGCTGCCAAGTCATCGACCCTCTTGCCCCAGGGAGTCGGGGTGCGTTTCCGCGGCCGGCCGCAGGAGATCAGGTCGGCTGGCCGGCAGCCCACCGTGCTAGCAATCTCGACCACCTTGTCGACCGGCGGCGAGGCTTTGCCCACCATCCACCGCCACAGGGTCGAGGCGTTGATCCCGGTCTCGCGGGACAGCGTGTTGCGGCTCCAGCCGCGTTGGTCCAGCCGGCGTTTGAGCCGCTCCCCAAAATCGGACAGGGCATACACGGGCGGGCGTCCGCCTTCGTTTCTGGTTGCGGACCGCACCGTGGCCATCCCGGCTCCCTCCGGTTTGCCTTTGCATCCTGGCCGGCCATACGGTTCAGTGCTGGCCGGATCGAGCCAACGTTGGAATCCCCGGACGGGATTCCAACGTTGGCGAGTGGCGGGGACAGGAAATAACCTCGCGGGCCGCGGATAACCCGCACCACCGATACAGGCGGAATCCCACAAAACGGAGCAGGCATCCCGCATGGAAGCGTGACCTATCCCCTAGTAGGAGGATCACGCAATGACTCTGCTCACGTTCCTTGAAACCGTCTACGTCCCGCTCCGGCTCCGCGGGCGATCGCCGGAAAGTGTCCGCCTGCTTCGGCACGCGATCACGCAGTTTTCCAAATGGTTGGGCAGGCCAGCCGTCCTCGACGACCTCGAGGACCTGGTCGTCTCCCAGTGGCTGACCGCGATGTCGGCCGTGAAGGCCCCGAACAGCGTGGCCCGCGAGCGGTCCGGGATCCTCGCGATCTGGAACCTCGCCCAGGGCCGCGGGCTGGTCAAACTCCGCCCGACGGTGGCCCCGGAGCTGGTGCCGCACAGCGTGCCGCGGGCGTTCACCGTGGAGGAGCTGGGCCGCCTGGCTGAATCCGCCAGGCTGTCCTACGGGTGGATCGGTCCTGTTCCGGCGAGCGTGTTTTTCCCGGCCCTGATCGCCGTCGGCCTGGAGACAGGCGAGCGGATCTCCGCGATCCTGAACACGCCGAAGAACTGCTGGCACCGCCCAGCCCTGATCGTCCCGGCTGCGATCCGTAAGGGTGGACGGACCGAGCGAGTCTACGAGCTGTCGCCCGAGGCCTCGGACCTGGTCGACGCTGTCAGCCGTCACGAAGGTCCGACGGTCTTCTGGTGGGTGGCATCGGGGACAGCGCTCCGCAAGCGTTGGAAGACGATCACACGCAGGGCCGGGCTCGGCGAAGGCCGCGACGTGCAGTTCCACGCCCTCCGCCGCTCGACAGCTTCTCACCTGGCGGCCGCCGGGCTGGATGCGACGAGTTACCTTGGCCACTCCACCGACAGGGTCACCCGGCGGTCGTATCTCGACCCGCGCGTCGTCGACTCTAGCCGCCCGAAGGCCTGGCAGAGTCTGCCGCGCGTGTTCCGCCCAGACCCGGAACCACCGGCACGATCGGCATGACCTGACAGTTTTTGCGATCCAGTCCCCGAATGTGCGGCAGGTGCGAATCCGGCGACTCACAACCGGCACGATCGGCGGAACGTGAAGCCGCCACGGGAGCACGTTTCGGCGGTGTATCGGCCAGCCGGTAGAATCCGCCCCCATGCGGATCGACACCGACGACTACGTCACCTGCACCAACGCCGCCAAGCTGGCCGGCTGCTCGCGGCAGTGGATGCGCCGCTTGGCGGAGGAAGGCCGGGTCCGGTCGGTGGTCATCGACGGCCTTCTGTTCATCCTGAAGGCCGACGCCCTCAAGTTGTCACCTGACAACGGCCGATAGGCTTGTTGTCATCTGACAACCACGCCAAGGAGGGCACACATGACCGCCGAACTGTTCGTCCAGCTTGCCATCGTCCTGCTTCGGATCTTTGCCGCCGGCCTCGCGGGCTAGCGTTGCACCTGGCGGGCGACCCACATCGCCCGCCTCATGGCGATCCGCTCCTCGACGCCCGCGAACCACATGCCAAACATTTCGATCACCACGGCCGACACCAGCAGGTCAAGCGTCCGCATGGTGTTGCCGTCAGTGCCGAACCGGGCCTCTAAGTCTTCTCGGACCTTGGCTTCGATGACGGCGATCGTGTCGAGCCAGAACGCGGACGCATCGTGGCGGCGCGCGAGATCGGCCATCCAGCGTTGGGGCCAGAAATAGCAGATGGTCGTCGTGACCTCATCGCAGGCGTCCGCCAAGCCGTTGGCCTGGTGGCCCATGCGGCGTCGCACCTCGTCACGCAGGTCACAGAGAGGAGTTTCCACCGCCGAGGCATCGCCCACCGCTACCTCCCGCCCGCAGGCTGGGCCGGTAGAACCGTCGCGGGCGATGCCCCGGGGGCGGGGCAACGGC